TGCGCGCATCACAGCTCCCCGATCAGGTCAGCGATCGCCCGCTCCATCCGCGGCGCCTCAGCATCCAACGCGCCCTGCGGATCCGGGACCGTCCCACCACCACCATGCGCGCCACCGAAGTAGGCGATGTTGGCGCCCACGCCGATCACAGACTTCCCATGCCGGTCAGCCTTGACCGGGCCGATCTCGGCAGTGAACCCACCGTCAAGGATGTCGTAGGTGATGCCACGCGCCAGCACCCCGAAGGACGGGCTTGCGCCCATCTCTGCGCGCAGTTGCGCCTTCACCTGAGTGGCGCCGCGCTTGACCACGGGTGGGACCTTATCCACGACCCGCTGCGGCGCCCGGGTCAGGTCAGCGGCGAACTGGCGCAACTCGTGGGCGTCGAAACTGGCCGAGTCAGCCATCAGGACTCGTCCTCCACGACCACCGGAGGCCCCTGGTACTCGTCACACAGTAGGCGTTGAGCCGTCGACTGGGACTGCTCATCGACAGATCCGACCCGCAAAACCTTGCCGACCATCACCGCGTTGTCCGGGTCGGCGACCCACGTCACCACATCCCCGGGCAGGAACGACACCCCGTGAGGGACGCGCACAACCATGCGGGAGATCACGAACACCTGCCCCCCAGCCTGTGGGGTCTGCTCGAACGCCAAGCCCGGGTAGCGGGCATAGCACGGGCCACGGGAGTGTGGGTGGGTAACATCCCACGCCGGGTCTGGGTACACCCTTGTTGCCGGGCACGTGACCTCACCGTCAGGGGCGGTCGTCACGGCCCCAGGGCGGTCGATCGTGCACGTCGCACGCATCCGACCCAACGCGACCCCACGGCCGCGTGCCAATGCGCGCTCAAGTGTCACCTGGCGCATCAGTACCACGGCGGCAGAAGCCGCTCATCCTCATAGGGCCCGGTCACATCCGGGTCCCACCGGGTTGTCTGCACAGTCCCGAGCCCACGGTGTGGGGTCACCGCCAGTGACGCCAGTAGCGACCGCTCCGAAGCCGTCAGGTACAGGCCAGCCTCCTGGACGATCCGCCGGGACCTGGAGTCGTCCAGGGACCCGTCGACCTCGGCCTCAGGATTGGTGTACCCCCGGCCCGCACACGCGAGAGTGACCTGCACGGCCTCATCAGGTAGTGGTGAGTCCAGGGCGCCGGCAGTGACCCACGTCAGGCCCGCCTCCTTGCGAACCAGGGACGAGGCCAAACCGAGCGCCCCCTCCGCGCGCGCAACATCAGCGGACTCGCTGATCGGCTCACCGAGCCAGCCAACGAGATCATCGACGTACGCGAGCGGAGGGAGCGTCGCGGCCATGGGGTCAGCTACCCGACTCGTCAGCGCCAGTCAGGTGCACGGCGCGGATGAACAAGGCGTCGGCCCCCTCCGAGTCGGGCTCCTCGGAAGGCACCCAGACGCCGGAGGTGTTGAACGCGCCCTGGTCGGTGACCACGTTGGTGCCGACCCAGGAGTCGGCGATGAAACGGTCTTCGACCTCGTTGGGGTCGAAGACCCGCACCGTGCGGATCGCGAACCCCGCGAAGGACTGGGTTGCGCCCCACGGGGCACCAGCCGGCACGATCGGCGCCCGCGAGTTCAGGACGTACGCGGTCTTGTGGAACGCGAACGCCTCATCGGGGGCGATCTCGTTGGAGATCACCACGTCGAACCCGTACACGCGACCGACCATGGCCTCACGAAGGGTGTCCTTGGTCCCTGACTCGTTGAACTTCACGAGGTTGTCGAGCTGGATCAGCTCGGTGTCGATCTCGGACCCGATGAGCATCGTGCGTCCACCGGCCGGGACGCGTGCCTTGTTGAGCAGCTCACGGGCCTCGGCGAACGACCCCTTGAGATCGGCCAGGTCGATGGCGAACGCCTGCTCGTAGGTCGCGTCGGTGATCTCAGAGACCAACTCGTCCTCGAGCCCGCGGGCAATGCCGGCGACCACGGGGTTGAGGACCTGGTCACCGAAGTCCTCGATGTCCAGGGTCAGCTCCTCGTCGCTGACCGGGACGTCCATGTAGACGTCGGTCGTCAGCGTGACGTCGACCTTGCGCTCGTGCAGGGTCGACTGCACCCGTGCCGCGCCCGAGCGCAGGGCCCGGGTCTTGGCGACGGCGTAGGCGGGCAGCCGGATCGAGATCGTGTCATCCTTCGCGCCGCGGAAGTCACCCGCAGCGTCCCGCCAGACCAGGCGGGGAAGAACGACCTCGCGCTCCAGCAGGCCGAGGGCCGTACGAACGACCCTCTCAGCCTTGATGAAGTCACTCATGGTGTGCTCCTTGGTGGGTCATGCCGCCCGCCTGGTTGGGGACGGTCATCTACGCGGCACACGTGCCGCGAGCTTGCGCGGGTCGGTCTCCTCGGCCTCGGTTGCCGGTTCGCCCCCACCGTGCAGGGCCACCGTGGGCCGCTGGGTCAGTGTGGTCTTCTTGGTCCCGGAGGCAAGGGCGCCGAGCAGCTTCTCGGCGTCGGCGAGGATCTCTTCCTCGGTGGTGCCCTTGAGCCGATCGATCAACTCGTCGGGCAGGTCGTGGCGGTAGCCGATGCGGATGCGCAACTTCTCGGCCTCCAGGGCACTGATGCGCTTGTCCTTGTCGTCAGCGGTCGCCGCCTTGGCCTCGGCCGCCTTGGTGCGCTCACGAAGTGCAGCGTTCTCGGCGTTGGCCTTGTGGATCTTCTTTAGGGCACGTTCGGCGTCGAACGGATCGCCGCCGTCCTCGTCCACGCCGTCCTTGTCGGCACCCTCCTGGGGCACGTCACCGGTCGGCTTGTCCTTCTCACTCGCCCCGCCATCGCCGGCCTCGGCGTCAGGCTCCACGATGAAGCGCAAGCGGGGGTTGCGAATGGCACGCATGGGCCCTCCAGGGGCGATGTGATCGGTGCCGCCACCAGGGCGGCCCTACCCGCTCAACGCGGGTGGTCTCAAGTCCCAGCGGCTTCGATGGCGCGCCGGGCGGGGGAGTCGACGAACGTCCCCTCGGCGCGCATCCGCCACAGGACGGTGCTGGCAAGTCGTGGTTCGTCTGCTGCGTTCGCGGCTTCGGCAGCGTCGAAGTAGGCGTCCACGAACACCTGTTCGGCCTCGGTGGGCCGCCAGTCGCCGTAGATGACCTCCACCGTGCACCCACACCGCGGGTGGTACGGGTCCTCGTTCGCGCCATGGGTCAGGGCCAGTGCCTCGGACGTGTACGCGGGCCCGCGGGAGACGAGCATCGCGCAGAACGTGCACGGGTCCCCGTCGGAGACGCGCCGCCACCCGATGGCCCGCGAGTCGGCCCGGGCGGACTCACGGACCGTGCCCCGTCCACCGGACATAATCATCTTGCGGGCCTCGTCCACGACGAGACCGCGCTGCCGCATGTACGCCGCTGACGGGGACATGCCCCGCCCGATCTGACGCTTGAGCGCCTGCGGGCCCACCGCATCGAGCGCGGCGAGCGTCTCAGCCATCGGCAGGCCCGGGATGACCACACCCCCGGTGATCGCACCGAGCTCAGCAGTCCGGTACGCGGCCAGGTACTCCTCAGCGACCGAGGCCGAGACCCCGTACCGGCGCGAGACGATCCCCGTCATGGATCGCTGCCACGCGTTCCGGGTCCCGTCGATGTCGGCCACGTCCAGGATCCGCCATGCCCGGCGGATCTCGGAGTCCGCGGCCGTGGCGAGACGGATCTGCCGACGCCGGTGCATGTCGGTCAGGACCGCACCCGGATCGGTGTCAGCCACAGGTCAGACCTTGGGCACCAGTTGGCGGGCAATCGCGTCGGCCTGGACCCGGTCGGGAGACGGGTGCGCGTCGGCGTACTTGCGCCAAGCCTCCGCGGTCGTCAGGTCCACACCAGGGATCCGGTCCCAGAGCAGTTCGGGGGGGACTCCCAGCATGGTCACCGACTTGCCGAGGGCGTCCACGGCCTGCCCGAGGGTCGTGGCCTCCTCGTCGGCCCACCGGGGCTCGATCGTGAAGTCCGCGGCGTCATCAGGGCGGCCCTCAGCCACGGCCGCCAGGCGCAGGCTGCGCACATGGGACCCACCGAACGCGGTCTTGCGCTCAAGCACCTTCGCCCGCAGAGACGCCCGCAACTCCACAAGACCCTCAGCGGAGACGTTGATGATCTTCCCGTAGGCAGTGACAGGTGTCTGCGAGACCCCGGCGAGGGCCTCCAGGTCAGAGTCGTGTGCCTTCACGAACCCCTCGAGGGGAGTCTCGTCCAGGGTGTCGAACTCCACGCCCTCGCCGCCGGTGAGAACGTCCTGCTGACGTAGGCGCATCTTCGTGTCGGGGGTGTTCGCGGACTCGTCCAGGCCGGTCGCGGTGCGGACCTTCCAGGAGTTGAAGTGCTGGGCCAGGAGCCTGTCGTAGTCGGTCTTGTTCAGCCGGCCCGCCACAGGGATCAGCGGCTCGACCTCGCCCGGGGCCCGACCCTCGAGGTCCAGCTGGTTGGCGTACCGCACGACCGGGCACACACCCATGTCGTGGCCGCGAGCCTCGACGAACTCCAGCCGTCCGCCCTGCTCCTGCGCCAGGTAGTACACCTGCTCCTCGTCGAGGAGCCGCCACAGGGTCGCCTTGGCCTGGGGGATCTGCCGGATCGCGTACACGGGGAACTCGTCCTCAGCCGCGTCGCCATACACGGCGAACATCTGCCGTGGGGACACCCCCGTGATCACCGCACCCGGCTGACCGGGCAACACCGTCGTGTACGCCAGCCCATAGGCCAGGGCCGCCCGGTGGATCGCGATCTGCCGGGTCTTCATGTCGTTGCGCTGCCACGGCATCCAGAACGGGCCCACCGACTCCGGGGTGCGGGTCGCCGAGTACACCCGCTCCATGTAGAGCATCTGCGCGACCGTGGTCACCACCAGACCCAGCCAGGGCGTCCGAGCCAAGTCCAACAAGTACTTGAGCTCAGGGTCGGTGTGCCTGGGCAGTGTCGGCCTCTCCGGGTCCCACCGGTACCACTGGTCGATCCGGTCGAGCTTGCGCTTCTCGGTCTCGAAGAGTGGGATGAGCCGATCCCGGGCGAGCCCAAGTACGTCAGCAGTCTTCACCCGACCCACCCGCCTCTCTTGATCCGCGTGTTCAGGTATGCCCGTCGCACCATCCGGGCCCCGACCGCACACACGGCCAGGTCGATCTTCTTGCGGGACTCTCGATGCTCCTTCGCGATCGACATCCCCGCCCGGGTGGGCTGACGGCGCGCGTTCAGGACGTGGGTCCGTAGCCGAGCGTCACCGTCGTGGGTCAGGGCCTTGGCGTCGATGTCAGCCTCAGCGATGCCCAGGGCCTCCACGAAGGACTTCTGGTTCTCCAGCAGGGCCATGTCGAACATGACCGCGTGCCCGGTGGGCTGGCCCCTTCGGGCCCAGACCTTCAACCGGGTCTTGTACCGGCGGTGCCACTCGTCGAACATGCCGTCCCAGTACCGGTCCATCGACTCGTCGTCGAGGACGTGGGACGGGTCGCCGAAGAACCCGACAACCTTCCACCGGTCGAACGCCGCGACCACCGCGGCATCCACCTTCTCCCGTGGCGCCAACCAGCCCTCGCCACGTCTGCCGGGCGGCCTCTGCCACATCCCGAGCGTGACCACGTGCCCGTCGGTGACCCGGCAACCAATCAGCCCGGTCGCGTCGTCGGACTTCGAGCAGTCCAGGAACAGGACGACCTCTTCGCCCGGCTCGATGACCAGGTCCGGGCGGCCAAGAGGGTCCCACTGCTGCGGGGTGGCCCATGCGTCCTCGGCCGCGGTGATCTGGTTGTACCACTTGCGCCGCGACTCGCTCGGCGGGTTCGCCGGGTTCAGGATCGACTTCAAGATCCGTCCACGGGCATCCAGCCATGTCGCGTCACCCGCGACCGAGGCGACCACGTCTGGGGCGGCCTCAGCGCTCAGAGGCGCCTCAGGCGGGGCCTCGAGGGAGTCCATGAGCAGCCCGAAGTCCATGAACTTCGGGCGGTCGGCCTCATCGTCAGCGTCCCGGTCACCCTGGGTCGCCTCCCATGCCGAACGCACCCGCTCAGCGACCGAATCCTCACCAGGCCGGTAAGCATTCCCGATGAACAGGATGCGCGCCGGGGAGTCCAGGTCGCGCTTGGCGGCATTGCCCTCGATCGCCCCGTACATGTCGTGCCCGGAGTTGCCCGAGTTCCAGTTCTGCGGCTCGTTCGGCACGATCAGCGTCGGCCGCCCACCCTCGAGCGCGAGCGGAGACGACGTCACCGCTTCGATCTGGCGGGTGTCACCCAGTCCCCACAGGCTGGTCTTGCCGATCTGGATGCCATAGCGTCGCCGCGTCTCAGCCGGCACGAGCCCGGGCATGAGCTTCATCGTGTTCTTCGTCTGATCCTGAGAGACCGCGACGATCTGCACCCACGCGTCAGGCTCGTCGTGACCGACCGGGCGGTCACCGTCCCAGTGGTCGAACTGCACATCTCCGAAGCACGCGCCCACACTGACGCCAGCCGCGAGCGGGTCCTTGCCCCAGCCCTTGAGCCGCTGGAGGAACGCCGAGTGATAGGTGAACACCCCCGAGGAGTCGAGCGCGTAGAACCACAGCAGGAACCGGGCCTGCTCAGGCGTCCACGTCCACGGCCCCCGCTTGCCCCGCAACCACAGACCCGACCAGCCCAGGAAATCCCACCCGAGACTCGCCTCAGGCAGTACCCATCCGCCATCCCACTGCCACGTCGGACCGACCTTGACCGGCTCCCACCGCAGACCCTCGGGTGGGGTCGTACGGTCCAGGAGATCCCGGTACCAGTCGACGATCTCCCCGTGCTCCGCTTTGCGCGAGACGATCAGCGACGAAGCGCTACGCGCCCTTGCCATGCGCCTGCGTCCAACGGGACTGCGCTGCCGCACGAGCCTGCGTCGACCGCTGACCTTCACCACCGGCACCCTCAGCAGGGTCGTCCGGGAGCTTCAAGCGAAACAGCAGGGACGCCACCAACGCCTCGTGCGCGCGGATCTCGGCCACCAGTGGATTCACCACCGGCTGACCCATCGAACCGCTGACCATCACCGTCGAGGCCGACAACTCCTCGTCGAGCACCACGATTCGGTCCGATGCCCGGCACGCCTTCTCCAGGATCGCGGCCTCATCGACCCGCAGGTCGTACGTCGCGGTCACGTCACGCCACAGGCACCCACCCGCGGCACCAAGGCGTTTCGGGGTCGTAGCACTGGCCATCATGCCCTCCAGGGGCGCTCACGCGCCCACCAGGGGCGCTACAGGCCGGCGGCCACCACAGACAGGTCCACCAACCGCAGTGGGGACGACCCCCACCGCTTCCCGGTCACCGTCATGTACCGGCCCACGCTGTAGGCCTCGATGCACCGACCATCCCGGACCACACGACCCGGACGCTCTGGCAACAAACCCCACACATGCAGGCCATCACCCGACGGCGAGACCTCCACGTAGGTGTCGGGCGTTGCGTCAAGAACGGCCTGAGCCCACGGGGCCACAACACCGTCTGCCAGGCAGTGGTCGAGGTCGATACACCCGATCCCGGCACCCAGGACGAACCCGAGCCGACCCTTGATGCTCGCGGCCCGCATGCGCCCGTAGGGTGCCCACGTACGGCGGTCCACCGACGACGCCGGCGCGCCATCCGCCTGCACCGGCATCTTCGTCCACCGGCCACCGCGCCGGATCGGACGCCATGCCACCCACCGGTCCCGCGACGTCAGCTCGACCGGCAAGCGGCCCGCACGGTAGTTGGCCTGACGGCAGCGGTTCGAGCAGAACCGGGCGTCCGAGCGCGCCAAGGCGTTGATCCGACCTCCGCACTGCTCGCACTCTCGCATACGCCAAGTATACCGCGTGTTACGGATGCAAGGCTATGACCTGCGGCGATACGCGACCCGCAGGATTGGCTCGGGCATATGCGGACTCTGCCGACGAGGGGTCCAGGGATAACCCTGCAAGCGCCGCGAGGCCGCCAGGGCGCTCCAAGCGGGTCTCAGGGGGGCGGGAAAAGTGAGAGAGCGCCGCACGCTGGACCCGAGCTGCT